TGAGAGTCAGTAATTGCATTACCCAAATGTGTGTCTCCGTTAAGATTTGTTGTCCCTCCTACTGTAAGTGTATCTGAAATTTCAGCATCATCACTAATAACTAATCCTTCACCTGTTATTACACCACTTGAACTTATATCACCTGAGGCTGTTACCGGTTTATTTAACTCAATTTTCGAGGTATTAAATATAGCTACATCTACATTATTACCTTCAATAGTAACTGTGTCTGAAGATAATTGTATTCCTGTGTTTGCATCTCCTACATGACTAAATAATTGATCTGATTCTATTTTATTAGCTATAATAGTTCCACTTGCACTTATATTACCTGAGGCTGTTACTGGTCCCTGTAAGAATATATTTTTATTAGTTCCTACTCTTCCTATTTCTATTGCTGTTGAAGTTTGACCTGAAAATACTCTACCTATAGTATTAAAACTATCTAATGCTAAATAACCATCAACCCAATGATTAGCTGCATATACCTTACCACTTGAACTTATATTGCCTGAGGCTGTTATATGGGTTGTACTAATAGAACCTAAATTTGATATATTTCCACTTGCACTTATAATTCCTTCTACTTGTAATTCAACTGTTGGGTTATTTGTTCCTATACCAAAATAGCTATTATTACTTCCTGAATAGAAGCTATTTCCATATGCTGATATATCTACTTGTTGACTATCAAGATTTCGGTTGTGCAACACCATTCTTCCTATGTGTGCATTTACACCAGAACCTACTCTTGCAAATTGAGCAATTCTTAATCCGTTAGCATCTGCTAATCCTATTCCTGCTCCATTATCTGTATCAATAGCAAAAATAGAACCACCTCCTGATGCTGATATATCTCCTGTTATGTTTACATGATCTATAAAAGAAATTCCACCTACATCTCCTCCTGTTGATTGAAAACTGTTTGCAAATATAGTTCCACTTGCACTTATATTTCCTGATGCTGTAATGTGTCCTGCAGGACCATTAATTGTTACTGTACCATGTCCAAATTGTGTTGTACCACCAAATTTATGGGTAGCTGTTATTAAACTTGCACTTATTGATCCTTTTGTAGAAAATATACCAGGTGTATTTATCGAAATAGCATGATCTGCATCTACTTGATTTATTGATAAAGGTGAACCTCCTGGACCTTGAAATTGCCAAAGACCTGCTGTTGTTTGTTTTATATAGTGATTATTTGCTGTTTGATGAAATAGTGCTTCTGTTCTTGTAAATCTATCTGCTCCATCTATGGCTGCGTCTTGTTTTAAAGATTTTCCTTCTTTTAAATCTTTAACATCCTTTTGTTTAAATCTTGTTACTTCACCAGAGCTACTAACAAATCTAATTGAATTTTCACTTAAAAATAAATCTCTCCAAACATGAGTAGGAGAACCTAAATCGAAAGTATTATTAGCTCCTGGAATAATAGATCCTGTAACTCCTAATCCTTCTAATACTGTTGTACTTCCTGACAAGTAAAAAGTAGAACCACTAACTTTAAGTGTACCTCCTACATATCCTGTTTTTGCAAATATTTTTCCACTTGCAGTTATATTACCTGTAAATGTTAATCCTTTAGTTGTGTCACCTTCAGATATTTCATTTGTATAAATTACTGTACTACCACTTAATGTTCCTGAAGAGGTAATATTACCTATAAATGTATGAGTATGTTTAGTATTTGAACCAAATTTTGTTTTTCCTTCATTTTTTATAGTTTTTGTAATACTTTCACTTACAAATGAAGCTTTCCATTGATTTAAAGGTGAACCTAAATCATATTGGTCTGTAGTTCCAGGAACAATAGATCCTGAAGATTTTATAGCTAATAAAACATTAGTAGATCCTGAAACAAAATATGTACTACCACTAACTGTTAAAGAACCTGTTGCTATAGATGCAGTAACTGTAAGTTGTGTGATATTTGATGATGTTATATTTGTTAATCTACTACCATCCCCTTTAAATGTTCCTGCTGTTATATTTCCACTGGCTGTTAAGTTGCCATTAATGTTGGCATCACCCTTAAGTTTAAAACTTCCCGTGTTTTCACCACTTAATAAAGCGTGTGAATCAATTAAATTAGCATATTGCCCTTCTGTCGGTTTTTTACCTGACTCAAAGTAGGACTTTAATATATTTCTTGTCTTTTTAGCCATTTGTATTAACTTATTCCGTTTTCATCATTAATAGTATCAAAACCTGTTCCTGTTCCTTCATTTCCTACTTTATTATATTTTCCTAAGTCTTTTCTTATTTCATCTCTTGTTTTAGGAGCATCAAAAGTAGAAACCATTTCTGTTCCAAATGCTACTGTAGAAGTACTATAAAACTTTTGAGGTTTTTTAGCTAATGCTGCATTCATAGCATCAGATACAATGTATCCTTGTAATGTTAACCCAAAGTCTGTTTTTATTGATCTATTTTTTCCTTGTCCCAATTCTACTTTATTTGTAAATGTATCAATTCTTGCATTAAATTTAAATCTTTCAGCGTCTCCCCAATAAGTATCTGAGGAATAGTTAATCGATTCAATAATTTTATTCATTTGTGCTACATAATCTGTCCATATCACAAAAGAATATTTTAATTTTACAAAATCAGGTACTACAACAGCATGGAATTCTTTATTAGGAATTCTATTTTGTAATACTGAAAAATTATCGTATTGGTTTTTCTTATTATAAGCGCTTTGGAATACATAGTAAAGATTAGGATTATTTGCATCCATTTTATTACCTAAGTCTCTTCTTTTTTCAACACTATCTCTTTTAAACATTATGATAGGTGTTTGTATTTTACCATTTTTATCTCTATAATATCCATCTTTTTGAACCCCTTTCCACCTTTCAGGATTTCCATAAATTAAAGGTACATCTATTCTATCACCATTAGTAGTTACTGTTGGTTTTATTACATTTTCAAAATAATAAGCTATTGCTTCATTATGGTCTTGTAAACCAATTGATATATCTTTTACATTATCATCATCTCTTCTAGTTATTTGACCTCTGTTTATTGGTTTTTTAGTAGAACTTGATTTTTGTGGTTGTTTATTACTAGGAGATACATCCCCTATAGGAAATGAAGGATTATTAGGATTAGTAATATTAGGAGCACTTAAATTAGCTCTTAATTTTTCATTTTCCCTTTGAGGAATAGGTCTTTGTATTTCGTGTGATTTATCTTTTGCCATACTATCCTAATGAATTTGCTATTCCGTCTGTTATTTTATTTGTAGATGGATACTTTCCACCTCTTAAAGGTATTAAATTTAATTTTTCTACTCTTGATAAGTGAGCATTTAATATAATAGAATGACTATTACCAAAATCAGTTGTTCCTGTTGAAATGGCATAATCTGGATCTTTACCCAATATTAGTTGATTTTCAACTTTTTCGTCAACTTCATAAAAATTATTTTTAAATAACAATATATCTCCTATTTCAGGTACTAAATTTATATCCCTCAATTCTTGTTTTAAAAATCTAAAATTAATGGTTTGATCAACGTCAGATCCAAATTCATCAGACGACCATGCTTGGTCTTCTTTATTCATTAAACACGCGATTCTTACGGGTTCATAAAACATTTTACCCATAGATTCTCCATAAACATTAGCTGTTGTACGTTCAAGAACAAATTTATAATATCCAACTTCTGTTTGGATAATATCATTAATAAGTTCTTTACTTATTTTATTAAAAAGTGATATGTCTCGTGATCCTCCGAATAAAGCCATTATAATCTTCTTAGTGTTTCTGGTTTAATTTTAAAAGATTTAACACCTGGTACTCTTAAATCATTCATAGATCTATCAGATGTTAATATATCTTGTTTCATTTTTTCTAAATCTTGTTTTGGATCTCCTCTTGATATAAATTTAATTGTAACTAAAGTATATTCAAAATTTTGTTTTTGAGCATATTCAGGAGGTGTAATATTTCTTATAATAGTTACTTTTCTTACAGCTCTAATTTGGTCTAATATGTCTGTAATATTAAAATCAGTGTCTGTTAGCATGTAAGCTTGAACTATGTAAGTATTTAATACTTCGTTTAATATGTTTTTTAATTTAATCATTATCCTACGTAAATTGGGTATGGAACCTTATAGAATGTTTTCTGTGTTAATTCTGCTTCTTGTTCTTGTCTCTCTAATTGTTTTAATCTTGTTGTAGATTCTAATAATTCTTTAATTTCAGTTATTAGTTTTTCCTTTTCATCTTTAGCTTCACTTAATAAACGTGAAAAATCTAAAGTTGTAGTATCACCAGGAATTGGTACTGACTGGTATTTACCTCTTACACTTCCTAACATTTCTTTAGCTAAAGCTAAACAATATCTTCTAATCCATTGTTTACCAGGTTCATTTATATAAAGGTATGTAGGGTTAGTATAAGGTACATTTGATATGTCTGTAATTAAATTA